TCACAGAAAAGCCTGAAGAAGTGGACTAAGGAAGAGTGGGGTACTAAGTCTGGTAAACCAAGCACTCAAGGTAAGAAAGCTACAGGTGAACGCTATCTACCTAAGAAGGCTCGTCAGTCTTTGACCAAGAAGGAATATGCCGCTACGTCACGTAAGAAACGTGCTGACACTAAAGCAGGTAAACAATTCAGTAAACAACCTAAAAAGATTGCAAAGAAAACAGCAAGACATAGAAAATAGTTCTTGACTTTTGTGACCAAATATGGTATAATATTCCTATAGTATACATTAAGTATATTATATAAATTAATAATTAAAGCTGTCCATTAAGGAGAAACAGTTTATGACAGATATAGAACTTGAGAAGTACTATCGTTCCTTTGAGGAAATGTTCCGTTCAGATGGTTGGAAAAACTTAACGGAAGACCTAAGAGGAAGTGCGTTGAACGTCAACTCAGTAGAAGCCTGTCAAGACGACAAAGACCTTTACTATCGTAAGGGACAACTTGCAGTCATGGCTAATATGCTGAATCTTGAAGCACAGATAGAAACAGCTAAACAACAGCAAAATGAAGAACCAGAAGTAGAACTAGACTCGTGAGAGCAATGTTTGACTTCCGCTGTGACAACGGACATACTAACGAAAAGTTTGTAGATTCAGAAACTAATGAGATAGACTGTCCTGATTGTCAACTTAAAGCTAGAAAAATCGTTACACCTGTTAAAGTAAATCGTGAGAAGAACTCTTGGAAGGAAGTCCGTAGATGGTCTAAACAAAGAGAGTCACAAATCAAACATGAACGGAAACATGGTATAACATTATAACGGTAAGGACAACTCGTACATCAGAACCCTTACATTAAATACACCTCCATAATGATTAAGTCACGGAGTTTAATGATGGCAAGACTATTAGAAGAGCGTCCAGAGGACGTAGTAGAAGACACTTTAGAACAAGAAGTAACTGAACAAGAGCCTCAAGAAGACGAGGGAACTCAAGTAGAACAAACTGAAACAGAAGTACCTGAGAAGTATCAAGGGAAGTCCACAGCAGAAATTGTAAGGATGCACCAAGAGGCTGAGAAACTTTTAGGTAAGCAAAGTTCTGAAGTAGGTGAGTTACGAAAGGTTGTCGATGACTACATACAGACACAACTCTCCGACAAAGAAACACAAGTAACACAATCTTCTGACGAAGAAGTAGACTTTTTTAGTGACCCCGACAAGGCAGTCGCTAGGGCTATTGAGAATCATCCTAAGATTAAGGAAGCTGAACAAATCAGCAACCAGTATCGTCAGTCTACAGCGATGAACAAACTGCAAAGTAAACACCCCGATATGTCGGACATTTTGCAGGATGAGAAGTTTGTAAACTGGATTAAGGATTCAAAGATTCGTCAACAGCTATTCGCTCAAGCTGACAAGCAGTATGATTATGAAGCCGCTGATGAACTGTTTTCTTTATGGAAGGAACGTCAACAGGTAGTTAAACAAACCGCTGTCAACGAGAAGAATGAAAGGAAACGTGCTGTTAAATCCGCATCTACAGGTAATGCTCGTGGTAGTGGTGAACAGTCAGCTAAAAAGGTTTATAGACGCGCAGACATTATTAAACTAATGCGTACTGACCCAGACAGATACCAAGCATTGTCAAATGAGATTATGCAAGCGTATGCAGAAGGGAGGGTACGAAACTAATATTATTTTGGAGAATTTAAAATGACTGATTCAACTTATCCCGCAAATGGCGGTTTCGTAGACAACACTAGCGCGGCAACTTTCATCCCAGAAATCTGGAGTGACGAGGTTATTGCCGCTTATCAAAAGAACCTTGTACTAGCTAACCTAGTCAAGAAACTATCTATGACTGGCAAGAAAGGTGATACTCTTCACATTCCTAAGCCTGTTCGTGGTGATGCACACGCTAAAGCAGAAGGCGTTGCAGTTACTGTACAGAACGCTACTGAAGGCGAAGTACAAGTAACTATTGACAAGCACTTTGAGTACTCGCGTCTAATTGAAGACATTACTGAGACTCAAGCACTTGCTTCTCTTCGTCAGTTCTACACTGGTGACGCAGGTTACGCTCTAGCTAAGCAAGTAGATAGCGACTTGTTTGCTCTTGGTAAAGGCTTTACAGGTGTTAATGACACTACTTATGTTGGTGCTAACTCTTATCAGTTCAACGGTACTACTGGTCTTGAGGCGTATGCCGCTGACGCTGTAGCCGCAGGTGACTTATTCAACGACAACGGATTCCGTGATTTGATTCAAAAAATGGATGACGCTGACATTCCTATGGATGGTCGTTGCTTAGTAGTTCCTCCATCAGTTCGTAACGAAATCATGGGCATTGACCGCTACGCTTCAAGTGACTTCGTAGATGGTCGTGTTGTAAACAATGGTCAAATCGGTAACTTGTACGGTATTGACATCTATGTTTCTTCTAACTGTCCTATCATTGAAACTGCCGCGGCTAACAGCGCAGGTGGTGACGTTAAACAAGGTATGTTGTTCCACAAGGACACTATGGTTCTTGCAGAGCAACTAGGTGTTCGTTCACAAACTCAGTACAAGCAAGACTTCCTTGCTACTCTATACACTGCTGACACTTTGTATGGTACTGCTGTTCTTCGTGAAGACGCGGGCTTTAACGTAATGGTTAATGGCTAATAGCAACACCCTAAGGGGCTTCCATTCGGGAGTCCCTTTCCCTTTTCTTTTTTAACACAACAATAGGAAATATCATGGCTATATTTAGAGGAACAGGTGGCTCAGGTAACTCAACGGATGATTCCATTGTTAGTGCCGTAACAGAACAAGCGGGTATTGCCACTACCAAAGCAGATGAAGCTAGTGCCTCAGCTACGACAGCATCTACTAAAGCATCAGAGGCTAGTACTTCAGCTACTACTGCGTCTACAAAAGCTACTGAAGCAAACACAGCAAAAAATACCGCAGAAGATGCGCGTGATTCGGCACAAGCTTATAGAGACACAGCACTTCAAGCCGCGTCTACAGCAGGTTCTCACGCAAATGCCGCAGAAGCATCAGCACAAACAGCGAACAACTCTTCAGTACAGACCGTTGCAGGTATTTCTACTGAAGTACAGAATGTAAATAACATCAGAACTGAAATACAGAACGTAGACACTATTAAGACTGATGTTACAACCGTAGCAGGTATATCTTCCAACGTAACAACTGTAGCCGCAGATGCTTCAGACATCGGTACAGTTGCTACTAATATTGCCAACGTAAACAACGTAGGTGATAACATAGCTAATGTCAACGCAGTACACAGTAACGCATCTAACATCAACACAGTTGCGGCAGATGGTACTGACATTGGTACAGTATCTTCAAACATTTCCAATGTAAATACAGTAGCGGGTATTTCTAGTGACGTAACTACAGTAGCAGGTCTTGAGTCTAAGATGGACACTGTTATTGCGGACGCTAGTGACATTGGTGCTGTAGCAGGTAACATTGGTGACGTTACAACTGTAGCAGGTATTAACTCAGAAGTAGATACTGTTGCAGGTATTTCCGCTAAAGTAACTACCGTTGCGGACAACATTACAGACGTACAGAATGCCGACACTAACGCGGCTAACGCATCCGCTAGTGCATCTCAAGCCGCTAACAGTGCGACAGCGGCAGGTGCATCAGCAACCACAGCATCCACTAAAGCTACTGAAGCATCTAATAGTGCTACAGCGGCAAGCAACAGTGTAACCATAGCTACCACTAAGGCTACTGAAGCCGCAGGGTCAGCTACAACTGCAACCACTAAAGCTACTGAAGCATCTACTAGCGCAACCAATGCCGCTACTAGTGCTACAACAGCTACTACAAAGGCATCGGAAGCCGCCTCTAGTGCTACAGCCGCTAGTGGTTCTGCTACTACAGCTACAACTAAAGCATCTGAAGCAGACGCTAGTGCAACTTCAGCCGCATCGTCAGCTACTGATTCAGCTAATGCCGCAAGTACTTGGAGTAGCTTCTATAATTCATACTTAGGTACTTACTCATCTGCTCCAAGCGTGGACGTTCAGGGTAATCCTATCGTTACTGGTGCATTTTATTATGACACAGGTACAGGTAGTAACGCTGTAGGTCTGTATGTATACAACGGTTCATCATGGGTATACTCTACTAACTACAACAACGTAACTGCTCCTTATACACTTGCACAAGATTTAAATGCTGATGGTAATGACATTACTGCTGTAGGAAAGATAGGTATAGGTACTAGTAGTCCTGCAAGTAAACTACACATAAATTCTGGCACAGCTAACCAAGCCGCTACATTTGAAAGCACAGACGCAATAGCCATTGTTGGGTTTGAGGATAACACCACATCAAACTTAATAGCTACGGGTGCTAATGGGGATAACTTTGTCTTTTACAACGGCAATGAAATAATGCGTTTAGCCTCATCAGGTCACGTAGGGCTAGGTACTACTAGTCCTAGTATTGTAGGCGGGACAAGAACATTACACATCAACGGCAATTCAGGTGGTGGTGGTATACGATTATCACAAGGTAGTGTTAACAGCGGCACTATATCTTATACCTATCCACAAGGTATTTCTCTAGAAACTTCTAATAGGACACGTATGCGTATTAGTGCTAACTTAGGAGACGTTAGCTTCTACGAGGACACAGGCACAACGCCTAAGTTCTATTGGGATGCTAGTGCTGAGAGCTTAGGTATAGGTACTACCACTCCCGCACAAAAACTTGATGTAAGTAGTGCAGGAACAACACGCATACAAGTTAAAAACACTAACCTAACGTCTTCTGGTCTTTACATTGCTGAAGACGGTACTGGCGCACAGATTAATGAGATTGGTGCTTATCCCTTACGATTCAATACCAACGGCACAGAACGTATGCGTATAGACTCATCAGGCAAAGTAGGTATAGGTAAAACA